ACCATCCGGAGGCAAGTGCGGAGAAAGCACAGCCTTTTCAATAGTATAAGCTGATGGGCTATAGTCAGTATCACTCATTCTGGTTTCTTATCTTATTTTTAAATTCTTCAACCACAAAAGGTAAGAATCTTTTATCAATTAAAAAGATCTCTTTCTTATTGTCGTTTTTCGCTTCTTCATCTTCGTAGATGCGCCATGCCTTCCATTCGTCAGGAATGATTCGTTTAATAATAATCTTTTGACCTGTTTCGGTACGTAAGATTACTCTATCTTCAGCTCGCAAGTAAATCGTACGAAACGATTCCGGGGCTAGTCTGATAATATCAATAGCCATTAGTAAATAATACCTCCACCTGTGCCGTCATCGCCTGCTTCTGCTTCCGATTCTGTAACTTCTTTACTTAAATCAACTTCGACGCTTTGGTTTTCTGAATCATCAACTGAAAGAACATTCGCATCAAAGACAGGATTGATTTCTCGGTAATAGTAAATAATATTTTCGTCACTTTCTTCACGAGTCCACTCGAGAATATCGTTTCCTTTTTTACCGCTAACTTCTCTGTACTTGTCAATTAGATAATTATTAAAATCTTCAGTTGCCTTTGGCCATTCGTGGTATGGATCCACAATGTTATTACTCAAATAAACAAGCCATGTATAATCTGTACTACCGTAGTAATAATGCGCAATATCTTCAGGTCTTTCACCTTCGTGCACAGTATAAGGTTGAAATGCTAATGGGTTAGTACTCACGTTTTTAATAAAAGTATTTCTTCTTGTAATGTCTCGAATCTTTTGTCCGTCGTATGTTACAATTGGAAAGTTTTCAAAATATTTAGTTGCCATTATCCTGCTCCTCCACTCGCCGCATCTGTTGTTCCAGCACCTTGCTGCGATTCATCTACGGTATCGTTTTCGCCTGTCACTTCAGGAGGTAACAATCCTTCTGGATAATCATCTGCAGTTTCAATATCAAGTTCGCTAAAGGACATACTAAGACTAACGGTTGCAGGAACACCACCTTTGGCAATTGATGTAATACCACCGGCGCTATAATTTACACTTACGTTTGATACCATACAAGTTTTAAATTTCATAAAGTGGCTTTGATTAACGCCTAACAAATACATATCAACTGTACTTGGAAAGTTTAACAACACTCTTGGAATTCCAACAAACTCTTCAGTAGATGGCAAAGTATTTCGTTTTACGGTATGAACAATTTTCTTAATCATTTCAGAATCTGATCTGTTGCTTGGATATAATTCCCAGTCAAACGAATGGCTTTTTAATCCAACACCTTCAAACGTTAAAGTTTGTCTTGGGTTAACAACTTGACCTAACGCCGAGTTCAATGTACTTACCGCAGTACCACCCATACCAGGAATATTACCTAACTGACTTCTTAATAGATATGCCAATGCGGTTGAACCATCTCGGGCATCAATACCACCAATGTTACCAAACATTTGCGCCATGTCTCCAAGCGCGTCTGCACCTGAAGTACCAGCAACATATTCACCAACACCTTTTGCCGCGTTAAAAATACCTTTACCAGCATCCATCATCATCCCGGTTAAAGTATCTCCACCGCTACCACCTTTACCACGCAAAAAGTCTTCAACTCCTGGCATTGCCAAGGCGCCTTCGATTAATGCGTTTCTTTCAAACGCCGAGATCTGTATACTATTTGTGTCTACAAGCTGTTTAGGAAATGGTAACTGAATACCAATAGATCCATCAAGTTCAATTTGCCGACCTGTTGCTCGCCCTTTAGTAGGCTCTGATAATAGTGCACGACGGCTGTCTGCCCACTTTTCGTATTTGTATCTTTTGAAAATAAGTAAAATAGAATGCGGCATTTCTTTTGTTGGAAACACCAACAAATTACTACTTTTACCGCTTACAGACTTACGTCTGGCGGCTTCAACCGAATTTTTATTTACTTCATTATTCTCAGCCATTAAAGCTTACCTTTTTTATATAAATATCTCTATGGATTATTTATACTGAAACAGTGGAGTGAAAATTGGCGCATAAGGGTAGATTCCGTCCAAAAAACCCTAAAAAATATAAGGGAGATCCTACTCGTATTATTTATCGCTCGTGGTGGGAGATGAGAGTATTTAGAGATATGGATGTTCACCCTGATGTTATTTGGTGGCAATCTGAAGAAGTGATCGTGCCGTATGTATCTCCAATTGACGGCCGCCGTCATCGTTACTTTCCTGATGTGATTGCACATGTAAAAACAACAGATGGTAAACGTAAAACGATTATGATTGAAATTAAACCTAAGGCGCAGACTAGGCCGCCTGATATTCGTAATAAGAAAACAGTAAAAGGCCGGGTTTCAAGACGGTTTTTAAACGAGGTAAAAACATATGGAATTAACGAAGCAAAATGGAAAGCTGCAAAAAATTATTGCGCTGACCGTGGTTGGGAATTCCAAATATGGACTGAAGACCATATTCCAGGAGCGAAATAATGAGCGCTAAAGTTTTTGACAATATACTGCTTAGAGGTGTTCGTGCTGGTGAATTACCTGGCCGCACAAAAGCAAGCCGCGAATGGTATCGCCAACAAGCAGGAAAGATTAAAAACGGTCGAGTTGGCGAAGAGTCGTTAACTAAAGATAAATCTCGCAGAGAAAAATCTGCTGGTCCTGGTAGTATGTATTTCTTTGGTTACGATGCAAAGCACAAAGATAAATTACCATATTATGATAGATTTCCATTAATCTTCCCAATTGGTCCAGCACCAGGAGGGTTTCTAGGAATCAACCTTCACTATTTACCACCAAGATTACGCGCACAACTGATGGACGCATTATATAGCACGGTATCAAACGATAAGCTTGATAGTTCAACAAAGCTAAGAATATCATACGATATTTTAAAAGGTGCTTCTAAGTTTAAATTATTTAAACCAACAATCAAACATTACTTGTCAAAACAAGTAAGAACAGATTTTGTATATGTTGCTCCATCAGAATGGGACATTGCTTTATTCTTACCAACCGCACAGTTCGTTGGTGCAAGTAAGAACAAAGTTTATTCCGACTCAAGAAAAATTATAAACGGATAAACCTATGCCATTTAATATAAACGAATTTAAATCTCAAATGAACCGCTTTGGCGGTCCTGCGCAAACCAGTCTATTTCAAGTACAGTTTGTCGGAGCACCATTTTTATTTGGGACTAATGCTCGAGAAAGAGATCTAACATTCTTTTGCCAATCGGCATCAATTCCAGGTATGAACGCACAAACTGCAGAGTATCAAGCTGTAGGTGGAAGACCACAGACGTTTGTAACTGGTATGGGTTCGGAACCTGTATCCGCAGTGTTCATGTTAGATTCAGACCATCAAATTCAACGATTCCTACACGGGTGGATGCAAAAGGTTGTTAACTATAGTCAAGCGGGCGGTAACCTTTCAGAAGTAAATGGAATGCTTCCTTATGAGGTTGGATTTAAAGATGAGTATGCCTGTCGTATGATTATTCGCCATTATAGCACATATAATAATACAGGCGGAAAATACTATGAAGTAATTCTTGACAACGCATTTCCTACAATCATTTCACCAACTGAACTAGGATGGTCAAATAATAACTCTCCTGCAATTATGGGTGTATCTTTTGCATATGACAAAATATATTACGATGGAGAACAGGTTGGTTTCCCAACATCAAGATTGTCTCGTGGATCTGGTTTACTTGATTTGCTAACAACAGTTGGAGTTATATCCCAGCTTGTGAATACGAATTTTAAACCACAAGGCATCCAAGATGCAATAAATAAACTAAATAGATTTAACAATGCAGTGAATACACTCGGATTATAATGGAGAATTGAATATGGCATTACCAAAGATTGAGCTACCTATTTTTGAAACGGTACTTCCTTCGACAAAAGAAAAGATTAAATACCGCGGATTTACGGTAAAAGAAGAAAAGATTATGTTGGTGGCGCAAGAAGCAGGTGAAGCGGCGCAGCAGGTAATGGCAGTTAAACAAGTTGTGAATAACTGTTTAATAGAAAAAGACGTATCTGAACTTGCAATGTTTGACCTTGAATATATGATGTTAGCATTGCGTGCCAAGTCGGTTGATAATAGCATTAAGTTCCAAATTAAAGACGCCGATACTGAAGAGATCGTTGAGCTTGAAATGGACTTAAACAATATTCAGCTTATTGAATCCGACGGGCACACGAACAAGGTTTCAATTAATGAAACTTATACACTATTCTTAAAGTATCCGACAATTGACCAGTTTATTCAGATTGCAGAAGGCGATCCTGATGATCCGCTGACAAGTTACTTTATGCTTATATCCTGTTTGGATAAAGTTGCTTCTGACGATGAAGTCTTTGCATTTAAAGATTATAGTAGTGAAGAAGTTGATAAATTTATGGAAGATATATCAGGCGAGGTTATTCGAGGAATTGAGAAGTTCTTTGAAACTATGCCTCAGCTCAAATATGAAATTCCATATACTTTAAAAGATGGAACAGAAAAAACATTTGATGTGGTGGGACTGAACAGTTTTTTTTCCTAATGCTGTGTCATATTAATCTTCAAGATTATTATAAAATGATATTTGCAATGGCGCAGCACCATAAATATAGTATAACCGAACTAGAGAATATGATGCCGTATGAAAGAGATTTGTATTTTGGAATGTTGCTCGATTTTATAGAAAAACAAAACGAAGGTAATTAAAGATGGCTGTATCAGCAGAAACTCAAGCAATTATGGACACCCTCACGGTTGAAGGTGAAGCAACCCGGGCGGTAGTCAACGTAAAGCTTGAACGTTTGGAAGGGATTCTATCGACCGTTTCAAACAATATTGCTATGCAAACACAAATCCTTACAGGCCAAGTTGAAGTAGCGGCTGAAGCAATGGAGCAACAAAAAGTTGCTAACGAAAAGGCATCAGTAAAACAAAACGAAGAAACCAGCAAAGTTACAAATGAAGCAAAGAAAGAAAGAGTTAATCTGTTAAAAACAGTTAAGAACACCTCAGGAGAAATGTTTAAGGGTTTATTAAATACTCTTACTAATATTGCAATTGGTGGTGTGGCATTAACTGCATTTGCCGGATTAGCAACTGGAGTATTTGATTCGTTAACAGGAGGCGGGTTTACCAAGTTTACTAAAGATATTTTTGGTGGTGACTGGGCAGGCATTAGAGAAAACCTTGATAACGGATCGTACGGTTTTAGCGATGGAATGAATAAATTAGCAACCTTTGCACTCCGTTTGGCACCGGGTGGAGATTTAAATGTATCTGTAAACAATTTTATAGATTCACTTACCAAAGTTACCAATTTTCTATTAGAAAATCCGCTATTAAGTATGGGCTTGGTTGTTGGAGGAATGGTAGCACTTAGAGGTGCGACAAGATTTTTAACAAGAGGGCTGATGAGAATGAGCGGTCGCCTTATTGCCGGTGGAATTGCTGGTTTGGCAACTGCATTTGGTCTAAAGCCGCCTAAAGCATCTGACCTCACTCCTAACAAAACACCAACTCCCGGCCCAGACGATCTTGACCCTAGAGGAAAGACACAACTAGGTCCTGACGGCAAACCAAAAGGCCCATCAGTTCAAACCGAGGTTGACCAACCTAAACAACGTAAATTTACAGTTGACGCTAACGGTAAATTCTATGGCAGTGACGGGAAAGAGCTTAAAGGTGCGGCATTATCAAATGCACAAAGAACTTATAATGCTGACCAGGCAAAATTGGCACAGGCTGCCGTACCAGACAAAGCCCCAGTCGTTGATACTACAGTAACCCCTAAAGCACAACAAGTTGGCCGAAGTCTCGGCAGAGGTGGTCCAAAACCTGGAGATCTTGGTAAAGAAATCGCAAAAAGATCCGCAGGAAAGGTTGCAAAATCTGTAGCTAAAAAGGTTGGCGCAGCAATGCTTAAAGCAATTCCTGTTGTTGGCGCAGCCGTTGGTGCTTGGTTTGCAATAACAAGTTTGGCAAGAGGCGATACAACAACTGCTGCGCTCGAAGGAACATCAATATTCTTACCATCTCTTTCAGGAGCACCTGTCGATCTTCTTGCAATTGCAACTGGGGTATTCTTTGACGTTTATGGCGAAACATATGATCCGTCAAACCCTGAACATCGTGAAATGATGAAAGCGATTGGCGAAATGATTGAACAAGAAATGGAAAAATATAAAAACGAACGCGATGCAGATAGAAGAACTGCATATGACAATGCTGATGCAGAAACACGCGCGGCATTCATGTCACAAGCGGAAATAGCGCAGATGGGTCCAGGTGGGATTACCGCGGGAATGGCAAGGGTAGGTGGTGTTACAGTAAGAACAGCAAGACCAGGATTCTTTGGAGGTTACCCAAGCGCATCAGATAACGCGGCATTTTTTGAGGAAATGAGACAAGGTGAAAATTACGCAGGAAGTCCTGCTAACTTAGCAGCACGAGCAGCACGAGCGGCGGCCGGCGGAAGTGGTTCAGGAACTTATAACGATAATAGAACAACGAACAACGTAGTTCAAGGTGGTGCTAACGTTTCTAATAAAACTGAAAACCAAGCAGCCGTATTTGGTAGTGGGGGAGCGTCGGATAGAACTGGCAACCCTTTCGGATTGCCAGGCACTATTCAATAAATTATTTGTCGCCTTTATCAGAAACGAAGGAATACATCTCTTTGGCTTTTGCCATAAGATCTTCCATTGAATACATTTTGTATTCGGCTTGCATTTCTTCTGCTGACTTTTTACCAGCGTCAAACATTTTTTCAGCGAAAGAAATATTCATATGGTACTGTTGATCCATATATTCTTTTGCCAATTGAAGCATATCTGAGCGAATTTCGAATGGGTTTTTGTTAGACATAATAGTCTCCTTTGTGTATGTGTGATTCATCCAGGCTGGATGTATATCATATGGGTTGCAAATATTCATTTTAGTTCATCGGCCATTTTATGATTAACGTCAGCGTGGCCTTGCTCGTCTAGACGAACCGCTTTAACAACGTCATCAAGTTTTGCATTTGACTCTAGTCCATAGTAGTCAATTGCAATTTGCGGAGCGGCAATGTTTGGAATATCGCCTCTCTCAATTCTTTCTAAATATTGAGTGTAACTGATTACAGCCTGATCCTCAAAGTATCCTACCATACGGTGCGCCGTTGTTGGGAAGAATACATATAGAACCAAATAAAAGTGCCAAAAGATTGCCTGAGCTAGCAGAATTAGTCCACGCTCGAGCCAGTTAGGTTTAGCAATCTCGATGAATATCATCAAGTGCATACGCTCATTTTCAGCTTCTTCTAACAATGTTTTTATCCAACCGCGATCATCGGGTTCCATTTTTCTTAAAGACCGCAAGTGATTCCACATTCCTGCTACCATTCCTGGCACACCTGCCACAGTTTCTAATACAACTGCTCTATGCCCATATCGCTTTGCAAAGAAAGTATCTGCAAGCCATCTAAACAACATAGTAAGAAAATATGCGATATGATCTGACATACCGTTTGGTTTACGTAACATTGGAATCCTTTGGTTTAGAAGTGGAGGGGCTTTCACCCTCCTGCTTTTTATTTATCCCTTAAGGAGTTTTTTATCCTCGCTGCCAATGGCAATTTTACGTGGTTTCTTTTCCTCGGGAATAACGTTCTCAAGTTCAATTGTAAGAATGCCGTCAAGGAACTCGGCACCACGAACTACAATTGTGTCTGAAAGTGTAAAGGTACGACGGAATTGACGAGCGGAAATTCCACGATGTAGATAACTTCCATCTGTCTCTTTGTCTTCTTTTTTTCCTTCCACTGAAAGAACACCTTCTTTCAATTCAACATCCAATTCATCACGTGTAAATCCGGCGACAGCAATCTCAATATGATAGTTGTCGTCATTAACTTTTACGATGTTGTATGGAGGGTAATTTGTTTGACCCGGAGTTTGTTGGTGCATACGATCCAATACGCGATCGAAACCAATAAAGAAAGGGTCATTTAATAGGTCGGCAGTAATTCTGCGTGCATTCATTTTGCTATCTCCTTTTGTTTAAGCAAGATTTTAAAAATAGGAACCCGTTTGGCATTCCTATTATTATTTATAACACAGTTCTATGAACGTGTCAATAAATTTTTTAATTTCCTGTAGATCCAAAACCACCATTACGGTCGGTCTTTTGTTCAGGACGGTCTGTTGTTTCTACAAGTTCATGCTGTTCTACAGGAACCAACATACATTGTGATAAACGGTCGCCGTTTGCAATTGTAACTAAACTATCGGTAATATTCTGAAGCATCATAAACGATTCTTCTACATAATCAGAATCAATAATGCCTGTGCCATTTGCCATAACAAGACCTTTTTTCAAAGCCACGCTTGAGCGAATATACATTTTCATAACTTGGCCTTCTGGAATATCAAAAATCAATCCAGTCGGAACAAGAACTCGAATTCCTGGTGGTAATTGAAACGCGTTAGAATCTTGCCCGACACTTGCCTTAACAACAAGCTTTTGTTCTTTGTTCCAGGAATTATATGCTTTTAAGTATTGTCCTGCTTTAATGCAGGCTCTAATATCAAAGCAGGCCGAACCTTCAGTTGCGTACGCAGGTAGCGTAGCGTTCTCGTTCGCTTTGTAGATTTTCATAATTTAACTCACTTTTTTCCAATGTTATATTTCGCCTCTAAAATCCAATTACCTTTTTCTTTATGTGATAGGATCTTGATTTGGTTAAGTGGAGCAACTGGATCTTGCGACTTGTTAGGGTCTACAACTTCAATTAAATCCCACTCTTCAAGTAGATTCACAATCGTATTACGTCGTGCACGATCTTCATCTGTAAAAGTATTGTTTTTGCCGTCAAGGATAAACAATTCTTTAAAGTGTAGAATTGAGTACTTTCCTTGTTTGTGTAGAATATGACAAGATTGGTATAGTTTCTTTTCCTTTCGAGAGGAAATGCCAATACGAGTCAAAGTTTCTTTTACTTTTAAGAAACTGTCCGGCGTTGGTAATCTAATCTCCACACCGACTCCTTTAAATATATCTTCAGTTTGCATAATAAGCAGCACCTTTGTTTATAGTTATTATTTTCATGCTGTATGTCCACCATGACCATCAGAGAATATTTATTAAAATTCTGATCTTAGCCACCTGTGAACAACTTACTATGTACTTGTTTTAATTGATCCGCAGACAATGCTTTTAAATACATTTTAGCTACGGTGCGGTTACAAGAATAGACCTGTTGAATTGCGTCAAGGTCTTTATTCTTATCGGCCTTTGGCCATTTAGAAAAGCGTTTACGTTTACGCAAAGCACCACGATAATAATCAAACTGAGCACGATTGAATAGATGGGCACGTTGATTCATTTCGTTGGCATGCAAGATTGTATCTTCAAAGTTTGCAAACCCACGGTTAACCATATAAGGAATAAATTCCTTTTCAGTCATTTCAGGATTTTCGGCATCACCAATAAGATCTTGTTTACTAAATGAAACGGCATTCATAAAGTCAAAAGGGGTATACTCTTTAGCCATTGTTCATTTCCTGTCCTAATTTAGCTAACTCATCTAAGGCATCAGCTCGTTCATCTTTAATTTCTTCAAAGCTATCTGCAATATAACGCATGTTATACTGAGATGGATAATGACGTAAAAGCCTTGCTGCTTCTTTACGAATTTCCTTAGGTACACGAGGAGATTCTTTTGGAATACAAAGCTTAAGTAAAAACTTTTCAGTTTTAAGTACTGCATTAGTTCTTTCAATAGGTAATGTCATATGATCCAATCCATATCCATTATATTATCAGGTTTTTCCATAATTGTCAACCGGTCATCATCAATGTATCCTGTAGCAACGCCCCATCCATAAGCTGTTGCGCCATACATTTCTTTATGGCAACGGTAACAAGAACCTGAAGATCCAAAGAACTTATAGTAATCGCCGTCTTCTTCAACGCGAGTAATACCGCTATTCATACGCCAAGAATCGCCGTCAAGATAGCCACCAGACCAAGAACCGAAAACTCTATAATGAGGATCAGTTCCACCAATTTTAATTAACAACCATTTATCAGGATTATATTGACTCATTACGTGCTTCCTCAATATTTTTAAGTACATCATCAAAATCTTTGGCACATAGTTCACACAACACCATAGTGTGAGGGCCTTCAAGAGTATCCATACTTACTGTATAGATTTCTTTCTTATTAAGCTTCTTGTCACAAAACCTACAAGTATGACTACTAATAAGTTTCTGCATCCATTTGCTCATTTAAAGCTTGCCTCCATCATAACTTCTGTAAGGAAAGCTACCATGTTAACCTCAAGGTCAGCAACAAAGTTTGCTTTGTACATATAGTCTGCAAGAGTTACAACAAATCCTGGTTGGGATCTGAGTTCAACCGTATCAGTTGACATATCATAGATACGACGGAACAACTCATTCATATCTTGATCTGAATTCTTTGCAACCCATTTGCGCATATTAGTAAAATCTTTTGATTTCAACAAACGAAACAGTTCGTCAACGCTTTCTTGCTTCAGGTTAACAAAGATACCTTCATCAATACGACCTGATGCTGCATAAGATTGCAGTTCAGTAAGTACACGTCGGAAATCAGGGAAGTGCTTTTCAATTACTTTAGCAACAACCTTAGCATCGTATTCAACGTTTTCTTGGTCTAGGATTGCACGAACTCGTTTATAGAATGCTGCCGCCATCTTTGGGCGATCCTGTTGCTCAATCGTGAAGTCAACTTCTGACAGTCGCGAACGTAATGGAGCAATGATACGATTCTTAAAGTTACAAGTAAAGATAAAGCCACAGTTTGAAGAGTATTCTTCAATAAAGTTACGTAAAGCAGGCTGAACGTTTGCGGCATTTAGATAATCAGCTTCATCAAAGATAACGTATTTTCGGCCACCTTGTAATGAGACTGAAGATGCGTAGGTTGAGATATCGTAACGAATGGAATCAATGTTAACATTCAAAGATCCGTTCATAATTTTATAATCGCAGCCCATCTCTTCGAGCATTGCTTTTGCGATTGTGGTCTTACCTACGCCTGGACCACCTGTAAGTAACAAGTTTGGAATGCTGTCGTCAGCAACAAACTTCTTAAACATTGTTTTTGTTTTTTCTGGGAGAATTGTGTCATCAATTTTTTGAGGACGGTACTTTTCAACGTATAGTACTTCATTTGATTTTGCATCAAGCATGTATTCACCATTTTCATAATATAAAATAAGTGCGGGTTTAATTTAGCAACGAGAGCCCGCATCGTTCGGTCCTAGGTAGCGCCTAGTTAACTTTTTCAACAACCTTATCAGCCATTGGTGCGTCGGCAGGAACGTCAGCTGGTGCCATTTGACCTTGAGCAGACTGGCCTTGTGCCTCAGCCTGCTGATTAAGGAATACCTCTACTTTATTACGTAGGGTACCAACACCTTGAAGTTCACGGCCCTCAAAGGCACCGCGGCGGGAAGCGATATCTACAATCTGTACGAAAGTTGCAATATCATTAAGAGACAGCTGAACTGGTTCTTGCTGCTCTTGGTTTTGATTTTCTTCATTCATGGATAATTATCCTTTCTTATAAGTCGACTTTGTATCAATAGCAACGAAGTATTTCGCACTATCACCTTTAAACTCAGAGATACCCTTCGCGCAAAGAGTAACCTGATAATCCTGCGGGAGAAGCTTCAAGTTATCAGTCTTGATAACAATTGAAAACTCATCAGCAGTTTCGCCAATCTCAATACCATAATCATCAGCGTTAGACGATGATGTATCTACAGCTTTGAGAAAGACTTTCCCATCCTGACCAACGAACGCAATTTCAGTAAACTGAAGTACACCTGCTGCTTTTAAAACAGACTGCAAGTCGTCCCAAGTCACATTCACCTGCACATCCGCAGAAGGAATCGTAATCTCCTTATCCGGTGGTGTATGGATCATGGAAACGTCTGCAAAAGCGTACTTAGTACGTCGCTTACCTTCGGTAATCACGAAATATTTATCTCCGAATTCCACGTCTGGATTGTTGTGGAGAGACAAAATTGACAAAAATCTTGATAAATCATACACACAAGCATTACCAGGGATTTGATCTGGGATTGTTGCTGATGCCACGAGAGTTTTCTCGGGAGTAATAGTCTTTAGGACATTACCTTCAGACATCAGAATAGATTTGTTGATTTGGGAGAAACTCTTCAAAATTGTAAGAGTTTGTTCAGAGAAATGCATTATATAAGAACTCCTTTAGTTAATCCTATTTGTTTATTGTATTACGGTTTTTCTTTTTTGTCAATGGTTTTTTCTTGCCATATGCTTTTTTATTGCTCGAAGCATTTGCAGTTGCAGACATACCTAACTGACCAATAGCACCAAGTGAACCTTTGAAGATATACGTACCTACGTGTTGCAAGTTAATCCATGGGCACATCCAAACTCGAATGCCAATCTCTCGTGCCTTTTTACAGAAGAAGTAATCTTCCGATAGATAACGTTTTGTGGTTGGGTCAATTATGCAATCAAAGAATGCAGTAATATCGCGGCTGCCATCAAATGCGTCAGTACGTACGTGGTCAGGTTTGTATTTAAACTCAGGATATGCCTCGGCGTATTTCTCAAGTGTCTTACGTGGGATTAGCATAAATCCTGTACCACCTTCAGCAATTTCAAGTGGTGAACCTAAATTAAAACTTGTTTGACCTGATACCGGATTGAACACATAGTCAGCAGAATATGCTTCAAGTTCAAACGGGTTATCATCACCACGACCTTGTTTACTTGCTTGCGAAATCTTTTCCCATGCAATTGTTTTCTTTGGGTATGGTCCTGTAATGATTTCCATCGTATCAGGGTTTGTAATGTTTAATGCCAACATCGATAGAATATCACGTGGGTTGAAACCAATATCAGAATCAATAAACATTAGGTGAGAACAATCTGAACGAAGAAACTCATCAACAATATAGTTACGTGCTCGTTGGACAAGGCTTTCGTTAAACAGATAATAGAACTTTAAAGGAATGCCGTTTGCGGCGCAAAGCATTGCCAAATCAGTACAAGATTTAGTAAATGTACCTGCGCATTGACCGCCATACATCGGTGTTCCTACAAAGATTGACTGCTTTCGGATTTCTTCAATCTTTACTTCAGTCTTTTGGACATTTGGTTCTGCACTCATTAAATTTGCTCCATATCATTTTCAGCTCGAGTAATTGCTTGCATACGTAATACATCGGCAAGGATATCCCACGAGCTATCGTGTGCTTTAAAGTTTTGTTCCCATTTTGCTTCATCAGCTAACGGATTGAATCCATTCTTTTTCGGGAAATTTAGTTTTGCGTCAATGAAGGTACGAGTATCACGTACCCTCCAATATTTCAAATACTCTTCCATATGTAATCGCTTACCTTGAGTATCAAATAGACGCCCAAGAATAATAGGATCGTATGTATTTGAACGGCTCCACCAGAAATCAATTTTAGGGCTATTGATTAAATAGTTATGGAACTCTTTACAAAATGCTTCGACCGTTAGGTCATTCTGCTGTGGTTTAATATGCCGCTTTACTTCAGGAGATTGCTCTTCCCAAAACGCAACGGTATCTTTTTCAATTTCAAAACCATGGTTCTTGACTTGGTCTGTAACTGATAGCTTGAATCGCCTACAGTCAGTAATGTTCGCCATTGTATATGGATCGTCAGAAACCATTTTGTCCCAACTAAACACCATTGCTGATACATCAATCACAGCACATTTTGAAGCATCCTTACCGAATGTCTCAAAGTCAAGTATTAAATCGTGCCTCACGCCATAAACTCCTCAAGTGTTGATATATTAATATTACCATAGTTATCGTATTCTGTCAACTGTTTATGATTGTTTTGGCGTAAAAAATCTCCATCTGACATTTCCAATTCACCGCGGATAAACTTTTGAATCTCAGAATGAATATCTCGGCTTGTTGGAACAGGCACGTTTTGAGCAATGTGATTACATTTTGGTAATCCACCAACGAGTTCAAAGTCTTCAGGGAATCCCATCATATGTAATGCTTCACGGATCGTAAGAGAACGGTCTTCAGTTGGATGGATTGTGTCGTTCATATTACGCCCAATAACGGCATTCATCGTATCATTAAATACGTGGACTGAACCATCCCAAATACCTTTATTCATAGCGAATTTTGCCAACGCATGTTCTGCAAGTTTGATTCCTTTTTCGTTGTTTGTTTTACGGAACCAATCAAGTGCGTTTTCAAGTTTATCGTTTTTCATAATATAATTGAACGCAGTAATACGACCTGCATCAATCATTACCTTACGAGCATCTTCATTCGTTGTGCTTTGAATATACTGATAGTAAGGTTCTTGTGATAGATTCTGATGGATGATAAGATCGTGCTGCAAAGCATCATCTGGGATTTCAGCAAGGTATTCAGTAAATGTCTTTTTCTGGCGGTTATACCAATTCATAATTGGGGCGGTTTCGCTTTTCCAACCAATTGCAAAGGTACGGTCTCGTGCCTGTGGAATGCCATGATATTTAGTTGAAGTTTTATAAAGAGATAAGCTGTACCCACGTTCTTTGCAAATACGATATAGGTTTTCCGCAACGGGTCTACCTTTGTTTGTAAATAAAGCAGGAGCATTCTCAACTACAACAGCTTTTGCTTGAAAGTCATCAATACCACGTTGGAATACTTCATACATCCATTCGTTCTTTGCACAACCTGCACCTTTTGATTCTACGCTTGTACCGGTATTCAATTGAGACAATGCTGCACAGGGAGGAGTGCCTGAGATAACATCAATTTGACGATTAGGAGGACCTTCGTTCAGGTCAACGTATTTAATATCTCGGCCTTTTGTGTTCTGCTGATAGTTGACGTAGTGTCCATCATTAGCAGCAAAAGAATCGTGGAAAGAATAAATTGCTTCTGGTGGTTTGCCGAATGCCTTTTCAGCTCCTAACATTTGTCCGCCAATCAACGGGATAATCGGTGCCCAAGTAATCTCTGTCATATTATAATCCTATTTTCAATTTTCGTTCAGTTTGCAAACATTTGTCTTTAAAGTACTCGAGAATTTCTAAACGCTCGCTTTCAGACAGCTCGTTGATCTTATTTCCTATTGTTAGATAGTCAACCGTGATTTTATTTATGTATTCTGGACTGAGCTCGAAACTCTTGACAAAATCTTCAACGTGTACATCGCTTGTAATCAGCGGCAAACATTCGTTATGGATTGATTCCAGAAAGCGATAAACAGAAAAATGTTTCAGATCATACGGTGGAATGATTAAAGTATATCTTGCTTTGCGAATGCCATCTAAATACTCATCACGCTTAACGAAAGTATCAATACCTAAACGCTTGTGACGAATAAACAATTTTGCATTAACTTCATTTGCGTTTAGACTTGCTATTAATTGGTCATACTGTTGTTCGCGGTGCGCCGTTAATGCTGTAAACCCAAAACATAAATCAACCGATTTTTCCTTATCTTGAAAGAATGACCAAAACCCTTCTTCTTTATTTAGATATTCCTGAAGAGAATCAAGTCTTTCTAAATCGTAGTCAGGCCAATCGTATCCATGATAACAATGAAGTTCGTGTGGTAGATAATCAGTCAACAAAGATAAGCTGTGCTCAGTTGGATCATAACAAATCTCGTGAATTGGCACTTTTCTTTCTCGAGATAATTTAACTAATTGAAACAGACCAGTCATATAAGTACCGTTGGCAACAAAGTTCATTTGGTTTCTCGTAGTCATCATACGATTTAAACCTGCCCATTCTCGAGTTAACTTGCCTGCGTCAGATTGAAGTGCTCCAAACACGACAATTTCGGCAACGTCGCCAAGTTGAGTAATCCAATCTTCCTTTTCAATGAACTCGTACCAAGAATCATATATTGGTTTAGGGTCTCTCGCAACCCTATCGTAATCATCAGCATAAGAAATCATTTTACTAATGTTGATTCCTGCAACCTCTTCAATATAGCGGACGTTTTCCTCTTTACGTTTACAAGTAAATAGTATAATGTCGTGACCTTTATCAGTGTATTCTTTCATAATACACATCTGCTCAATCAAAGATTTCGTATACTTTGATGTGATAGGCCGGGTTGTGAATAAAATAATATTTGCCATCAGAAAAACGATTCTAGTCCAATTTGCGGCTCTTCAGGAATTGCAAACTCATTTAGGTTTGGTTCAACATAATTTGAGTCCAATGCTGTCATAATTGTTTTATTTAAAAATGAGCCATCGTAGTATTCAGGTTTTAGAATAGCCTTACGAATTCCTTCCAATACAACACGGTACTTCTCAGGATCCTCGGACAACGCTTTAATTCTTTCAGCTAACTCTTGTGGAGTTTTTGGCCGCAAATACTTTGGTATATTTAAATGGTTTTGTTCGTCATACGTTGGGTGTAGGAAAGGAATGACACCTGCATGGATCATCTCAATATACTTTGATGTTACCCAACCTTTTTTAATTGGAATGATGAAAGTAAACTTAACATCTTGCAGCTTTGTTTGTAATTCATCAATGCGCAAAGAACCTTTAAAGCGGTGATCACCTTCAACTGCATCAGACCATTTACCGTATACTTCAACATCAGGGTTATGGTCGAGTACCCATTCTTTTAGCATTTTATAACGAGAAGGTTTACCTTCGTTTAGCACGACCATGAAATCTGTTTTACGGTCGGTGCTTACGGTTTCAGGATATTCATAATCCAAACAGAATGCTGTTTCCATACCTGCGTACGTAGATGGCACTTCACGAATAATACGTTCTTGATCTTCGTATGACTTAATAGTGTTTGCGCTATATGAATAATCGTACTGCCCTAAAGAAAGAGGCGGTAGGTGAAACATATCTCGTGCTTGATTCATAACGTATCGTGGGTCGTTAACGATTTCAACATAATGAGGTTTCTTTTCGTTTAGCCAAACCGCAAGAGGAGTAGCATAACCTTTAGTCATGTCAATTACTGCAGCAGGCTTTCCGTCATCGTCGTTTACTTTACGGGTTTTGCCAGGAATTGTAACAGTGCCTATCTGTCCCATCATCATGACCGTGGTATCTAATTCAATACCTTTTTCTTCAAAGTAATCAATGACCCAACGATAATAAGTATCGTCATAATTACCTGGACGCAACTTTTCGCCGTTCCAAATATCTACAACGTTATTATAGGGAAAGATTTCGTGGATTTCTTTTTCATTCAATTGAGCAAAGTCTGATCTACCGATAAGATAAAAGGTTTTATCAGGATTACGATTTGCCAACGCACGTATAGTACAGCTTGCTTCATTATCTCCACCAATAGGAGAATACTTATTCTTTCTAAATTTGATTGATTTGCCAATCTTTGCAAAGCCAATGTTTTTCATAATCAATTCCATTCCATAAACTTAATGAATTCTTCTGGTCTCATTGCCTTATCATCAACATAGTAAACACCATATGGTTTACCCCAAACGATCTCATCATACGGTACTTCGTAATGTTTAAGCCATTTTTCAGTCAATGGTCCGACATCTTCAATGATTTTATTTATGTCCCCGCCATGAGTCAACATTCGACGAGCGGTATGAATAACAATACGGTAACCTTGCTTTTTTGCCTTCTGCAGAGAAGCAATCATTTCTACAGCAGGCTGTGCATGGTTTATTCCGTATTTTGTTTCAGTGGTTTTACCTTCATGGTTAGTAAAACAAATGGTATCGTCAAGATCCATCACTAGTGTTTGCGTATCCATTAACATAATCTCTCATTCGCTGTTGTCTTTCAGGGCAATCATAGTGCAGTTTAATACAAGTCGCAATTAACAACGCACCACCATCAATAATCTCTTTATACTCATCAGGGTAATGTTTCATAATAAGTTTAGTGAAACTTTCCTGAACGTACGAAGGATATTTATGTCCAGAAACAATTTCATTATAGCCGTGATACAAATCATGCGACAGCTTGCAGAGATCATACATATAATCTCCACCACAACCTACATGATCGCCATAGGATCCTCGTGGGTCGAGCAGAGTAATACTATCGTTATATGGATTATATAATATGTTGCCAAAGTGAAGATCACCGTGCATTGCCGAGACAGGAATGGATTTGTCTAAGCAACGTTTTGCAACATTCCGATAGAAGCTATCAGCATTGCCTTCAAATCGTTCTTCTGATTTATCAATCCACATCTTCTTTGCGTTATCATAAAAATTAGCCGTGAATTCAAGTGTTGCTTTATTATGGAAATACTTTTGCATTGCAACGATTACCTTTTCAATCAGATAATCAATTGTGCTTTTAGATATATCTTCGTGCATAAACAAATCAGACAATAAGACACCAGACTCATACGACATACTTAAAGCATAATCGTCATCAAGTACTTTAGGGACAAACATTTTCTGTAAAGGATTCAAAGAATCGTACCAGTTCTTTTCGTTCATAATCGTTTTAACTGCAAAAGAGTCGTGCTGTTTAGGAATCTTTGTAATAGCATTAAGATCCGAATGGTACTCAAAAGAATTGAACTCACGTGCCTTAAAGGTAAGGAATTGAGCACAAGTTTTATGGTATGTTGAAATGTCACCGATGTCGTACCATTGCAATGTATTGATACGATCGTAGTTTTTAGAATACAGCTCCAAGGTATCAGAAATATCGTTGATACAATCGTAGTTTTTAGAATACAGCTCCAAGGCATCAGAAATATCGTAACCTTGTGTGCAATTAAACGCATCTTCCGCCTGAAGACCATTAGCAAAACTATATAGTCCAACAAGAGCAACTGCGTTTTCAACGGTTTCATTTGGTTTATTATAGAATTTATTACCGTCCCACATACACCAAGCAAAGTGGTCATCAACTTCTTTGGTCAACAAAAAATCTGTACCTAACGGCAAATCTTCTTCAAGGATAATCGCATCACCAAGCCAAACAACAAGAGGGAGGTCAGCATTTTGTATTTCGTTAATACCTACACGAATAGCATCACGAGGACCATCGAGTGATCCTTGTTTGACGCAGGTAATGTTATTCCATTTGGATTTTTCTACCCAATCTCGTATATCATTGTGTTTACCATCTACAATAACGATTTCACCGACGTCAGATGTATTCTTATAAATGGACTCAATAATATATTCAATTGTAGGTTTACCGTGTACACGTACCATTGCCTTTGAGCAATTTGACGTTAAAGGTTTAAGGCGAGTTGCTTCACCTGCGGCTGGTATTACGACGTTAATCATACTTCACATTTTCTCCATTACAAATAATAGTATATACTATATATGATATTATGTCAACCAATAAATGAAACTTCTACGCCAGCTTCCTTGAACATTGGTAATGATTGAGTATCCCATACCTCTTGCCAATTTCCTTTATCAGTTTTTCCTTGTGGGATGACGATCCGAGATACGCCTGCTTGGATTACACACTTGGCGCAACTAGGACAAATAGGAAGACCGTAAACATATAAGGTAGATCCTTTTACAGACACGCCATTATATAACGCATTCATAAGTGCGTTCATTTCAGCATGAATGATACGAGGATGTTTTTCACTACGGTCGTTCAGGCGATCTTCGGTATCGTCAATCCCACGAGGAAACCCGTTGTAACCGGTAGCAAGGATCCGCCGTTCATCATTGACTATAACAGCGCCAATCTTACTAGACGGATCCTTACTCCAGTTTGAAATGACCTCAGCCATTTCCATAAAACGTTTATCCCACTTAAGCAACGTTAAATCCTAACAAATGGTCCCAACGGAAAGAACGCCATCCGTCTTTTTCTACATCATAAACGACTTGAACTTCTTCGTTTACAGCGCGGACCTTTTTCTGAGACAAAGGATCTTCTTTCTTGGCAGGTGGGGTAAGGTCTTCATTTAATGTGCAAACCATTACTCGTTCGTCACCGTTTAATTTTTTAAACGTAATTTCAACTAAACCTTTCTTCAAAGATTCTTTTACTTCAGCTTTAATTGCAGATGCGTCGGTTGTCATGCTGCTACTCCTTCTACTTTACTTTCAAGATATTTAACCATACTTTCTGGTGTGGTTTCAACATATGGATCTTCGTCTGTGCCATCGTTGTTGATGCCAGGTTCTTGCCACCATTGCTCAACAACGCCATCATTTAGTACACACATGTAACGCCAAGAACGGTTGCCAAATCCTAAATGGTTTTTACCAATAAGCATTCCCATAAAGCGAGTAAAGTTACCTGAACCGTCTGGGATTACTTTTACATTTTCGAGTCCTTGCTGTTTAGACCAAGCATTCATTACAAAAGCATCGTTTACACTAATGCAATATACTTCATCAATTCCTGCGTTACGAATGCGGTTATAGTTTTTTTCAAATCCTGGCAACTGATAGGTTGAACAAGTTGGTGTAAACGCGCCTGGTAGACTAAACAGTACTACACGCCGGCCTGCAAACATTTCATTACTTGTTACCTGTTCCCATCGAAAAGGGTTAGGTCCTTCAATAGATTCGTCACGAACTCGAGTTTGAAACGTAACATTTGGTGGACGGAATCCTTCAATCATAATTTACTCCTAAGGGTTTATTTTACCATATCAAAATGGCGACTATATACGTGTAAGTTTTGAACTTGCCAAACAATACTACCAGGTTCAATTACACGACCATTATCATAACGATCTTCATTCGTAAAATCGTTACAAAGTTTTTCTTGAACATATTTCTGCCAAGCATAATCATTTCTATATCCAAAGACTACATCATTTGAACGCATTTGAACCACAGCATGAAGCAGGCCGTCACGAATATAGTAAGTGACAGCATTGGTGCAAATGAAATCATTTTTGCCATTATCTTCAAAATCAACCCAAATGTTAGGACGATTATAAACACAAGTAGCGCGTCGGCCATCAGGATTCTCCAATAGTTCAGTTAATACACTATCATACTGATTGAAATACTTATCGGCATAAATTAGAGTACCATAGTTTGAATTGATTTCACCATGTTCGTTTGCAGAATATTGCCATGCTTGTGGTGATTTGCCGTAAATATCGGCAAGTGTGTTAATGTTTGTAGACTGAGTTTCGTACCATTCAATTTCGGCACGAATGTATTCTTGATTAGGAGTACCAAAGATAGCAGGACCATTTGCAATAAATGATGCGCCGATAAGCTCAATTGTTTTGGAACCTGTCCTGTCAATTGTAAACCGTTCATTTGCCAACTCGTCAATAAAGTATTTACGGATATCATCAATTGTATTCATTCGCATCAGTCGTCTCCTTTAAATCTATCATCAGTTGTTTCGGGATTGCCTTCTTGAGTTGTCATTACAAGAATCATCATCTGAGTCAAAGCGTGCGACAAGTGAGGCAAACCAGACTCGGGATCGTCATCCTCACCCATCATATATGCCATTAGGTGGCGCTGAATAGATGAGTAATGACGAGAGACAGGAAACTTATGGATATCCTGCCGCCAATTGTTTTCACCGTACTTTTCAGCACCGAAACCAAACACGCGTGCCGCTTCGATGATTGCTTCGGGTGGAACCAAATGGATCTTTGGTTTGCCTTCGTCATACTTCATTACGAGAACCTCTACCTTTAATTTCGTTATTCATTATAGGTTGAAAATGTTGGATTGATGCGTCCTCAATAATAGGAGCAATGCTCAGATCACCATATTCGACCGTATTAATATATTGTATCACAACATCCATAGAATGTAAACCATTTTGTTTTAGATATTCCCGATATTTACGACCTGAAGATTCATGCTGTTCATCAGGACGGCGGAACGAACGAGTATGGTTACCTTGCCGCAGATGAATAGAGCTTGACTTTCCATCCGTCTTACCGACATACAGGATTTTTCCTGTTTCCTTTTCAACCCAACGATAGATACCCTTTGCGTAGTTTGCAGCAATGCGGTTTCCATCTTTAATGTGTGGAGTTAAAAGCTCAGTTTCAAAACCCGAGTCGGTTTTTGAAAGACGGATTTCTCCATAGGATTTCGCTTCAGCCCAATAGTCTTCAATCTCGTTAAAGACAGTCTGTTCTATAATAGCGGCAAGTGATTGCAACTTAGACATTGTGAATATCCTGTTTTCTATTAAGTACGATCGTAAACGTAAACGTCAGCAGTTGTAGCAAGACTTAGTGGCAAACCTTGGTCATAACAGCGTGAGCGTCCTCCATAATCACGACGAGACTGCGCAGCACGAGGACCACGACCTTGAAGTTTTACACGAAGTGGTGTATATGAGCTGAAATTAGAATATGTAGCATTGCTTTTCTTGATAATAGCACGAAGTTCAGATACGTATTCTTGATCTTCAGGTGCGATCTGACCATCGACCATTTTAACAGTGAAACGGTAAGCAGTTGAAGTGCGATTTTGTGATGTGATTTTCATGTGTGTTTTCCTATTTCCTATTTGATATAACTATAATATATCAAATCATTTAGAATGTCAACAACTTTTTTCAGTTATTGTGAAATTAATTTATGCCGCCGCTGGAACTTCGGCAGACCATCCAGCATCTGTTAAGTATTCACATTTATAGTGAGCACGCTCACCACCATCGAGCGGAATCCATTCTTCACGCTTTGCAAGAATATCACGGCGCATGTAGCCGTACTCTTCATTTTTGATTGTCCGATCTGCAAGCCAACGATCTATTGCCCAAGAAAACTCAATAGGAGTTTCCCACTCTTCGCACTCATAAGAGTCGTCTTCTACGACTCCAAAGCCAAGGATATACTCCTCGTAGTAATCGTTCTTTTCCTCAATGAGTTTAGTAAGAGTTGGAATGCCGTCTTTGGCACGCGCAGATTGGCGAGGAGAAAGGTCACGAACAACGTAAGTGTTGCCGCCTTTCATTTTCCAATAGTACTCACCGTTGAAGCCATTGTGAGCTGCATAGTTTTCGCGGATTTGAGTTTGGATAACAAGTTTCATGTTTAGGCTCCTTGGCCAAGGTTAAAGAATTCAGTTGCTTCTTCTTGAGTACAACCTGACTGACTTAAGATATTCTTTAGATCGGACGGACCGAAAAGAGTACCTACACGAGTCAGACAATCGCCAAAAGATGCCATGCGGTTATAACGTCCGATTTCAGCATCCTTTAAACCTTTCATAGGCGCGGTTGCAGAGATGTCCATTAGACGACGGCCGATACGAGCAAGAGCAAGTTCAGATGATGATGGATCGTAGTAGCTTTTCATAATGTTATTCCTATTTCCTATTTGATATAACTATTATAATTGAAACGAAAAGGAATGTCAACAACTTTTTTCAGTTATTTTCATTTAATTTCATATTTTTTAGAACTTTTTGTTATATCGTTAGACTTTTTTGTAGATAACAGTTGCGTTAGCTCCTCCAAATCCAAAGGAATTCGTTATAACCGAGTCTAGTTCGGCATCAAATGATTCGCGGGCAATAGGGAACTCCGCGGCGCGTGGGTCGATTTCGTCAATGTTTGCCGATCCTGCAATGAAGCTTTGATTCATCATCAAAATAGAGAAAATTGACTCCCAAACCCCCGCAGAACCCAAACCGTGTCCTGTCAACGATTTAGTTGAGCTTATTGGCGGTATATCAGCGCCGTGGAATGCCGCTTTAATAGCGTTCAATTCAGTTATATCGCCCACTGGAGTTGATGTTCCATGGGCATTCATATAGTCAGGCAATTTAGTATAACCTTTACGTCGAGCATCGCTCATAGCATTACTCATACATCGAACTGCACCTTCTCCTGAAGGATGAGCCATATCGTATCCATCTGACGTAGCACCATATCCTGCAATCTCAGCGTAAATCTTTGCACCACGAGCAATTGCAGTATCATAATCCTCAAGGATTAAAGCACCACTACCTTCTCCTACAACAAATCCATCACGGTCTTTATCATATGCCCGAGATGCTTTTGATGGGTTATCGTTGTATTTTGAAGAAAGCGCACGCAATGCGTCAAGCATACCAACCATTGCATAATGATCGTTATCAGAACCACCTACAATCATTCGCTTTTGATAACCGTGAGCAATTGTTCGGTATGCTTCTCCGATGCAATGAAGACTTGAAGAACACGCTGAAGAAATGGTAAATCCTTCGCCATAAATTCTCAGTGCCTTAGTAATATTTGCTGACGTTGTTGAGTTCATTGTTTTAAATACAATGGTAGGATCCCGCGCAGGACCTTTACGAACAACTACGTCTTCAGCATGTTGCTGCCAATCAGGAGATGCTGCACCAGATCCAAAGTAACACCCAGTGTCAGGATTACTTACTTCATTAGGTTTTAACCCAGCGTCTTCAATTGCTGATACACAAGATAAGTAACCTAATGCCGCAGTAGGACCCATCCATCTATAATCTTTTGGATGTACAAGATCGGCGGGATGAAAGTCTAGACTACCTGAGACATGACATTTCAATCCTATAGCGGCATAGTCAGAATTATACTTAATTCCTGAGTTGCCTTCTCTTAGGTTTTTTGTAACAGTTTCAAGATCGTTTCCGATGGGAGAGCGAATGCCCATCCCTGTCACGACTACTCTATTCAAATTATGCTACCTCACTATCAATTCTTTTAAAACCAAACGGCATAACTTTGTGGACCGAAGTGCCAAAGATATCTTCAACAATAAACCGGTCTCCCACCATTGAACTACGCAAGCCCATTGGATTGCCTGTGCGCTTGGACACTGGGAGATCCGCTAATACAGTTACATTATCATTCGCATCACTGCCAATTTTCATTGACCAAGAACCATCAACATTGTTGGTATAACGCCAAGCATATTCAAGCGCCTCATCAAGGTTATGGATATGTGAAGCATTAACTTCTGCAACTGATGCGAAACCTTCAAGGTTGCCGGTTTTTTCGTTAAGGTTCTGATGTTCAACAACGATTTTCATAATGTATTCCTGTTTTCCTATTTGATATATCTATTCTAACAAGATTGAAACCAAATGTCAACAACTTTTTTCAGTTTTTGTGAAATTATTTCATATTTTTTTCACGTTCCGCATCTTCTTTCTCAATTACACCTTTGAGTTCAGCAATAAGTTCTTCCGCGAGCTCAACCTGCCTTAACGTAATTCTATGCGGAGTGTTAGGAAACAGAAACGGTAAAAATGCGTGGGTATATCCAGTGATTGCGTTAACTAAACCAAATGTGCTCAATTTTATAGCAAACCACATATGCTGAAAATACCCAGACCTTACTTCATGCAAATGCTCAGTATTAATCAAATACCCATATCTGCCCAAATTACCAAATTTCATATCAAGCCTCGTGGTGTGCGAAGGTTTCCTCAACCAAGCTCGCCAGTTTCTTCGCCGCATTCATAGATGCTTTCTCTAAAGCAAATGGGAAAATGGCATGGATTGAGCTTGTTACAAATACTGCGACTGACCAAACGACCATGTTAAGTCCAATCTTAATGTGGCCGAAGTATCCGCCGCCAGCACCTTCTTTATGTAAATGTGTAGTTAATGTAGTCATATATTTTCTCCTTTGTTTTAGTATCCGATTATGCCCACGTTAGCAGGCAAGCGGTCTCTGACTTTTATTTTCATCCAATTGAACCCAGTTGTCATACCGCTCTCAATTGAAATAGCAAATGGCGAACTATTTATTATCGCCTCCTTTAGAAAATCAGTTTTAATCACAGTCCAAATATCTTTGTAAGGTTCTTGGACTTGGTTAACGACTTTGTTTCTATTTAATATATATGAGATATTGTGGTCTGACAAATTGGTTATTTCTTCATCAGTCAAATCAATAGCGTTATGCCTCTTACGTAATACCTCAAAGATTCTAGTGTTTTCAGGATCTATATAAGTAAAGTTAATTTCGTTTGATATTATTTGCAGACCGCGGATACAAAACAGTATTTCTCTTAGATCCATGTGAGTGAATACACTATTTGCGAACGACATGTCATATGATAAAGAATTAATTGTAAGAGCGCCAAGGAATCCATTGAAACCTGGAAACTGTTCGTTTTTATTTCCTTGAGGATTGTATGTTTGATGGTGGCGATTCCAGTAAATCGTATTAGCATTTGGAAATTCTTCAAGCAATTCGTTTAAAGCATTTTTGCTAACATCCATTGAGGTATATTTTTCGGGTAGGATTTTTCCATCACTAAAGTGAATAAGGTTACCCCTGTTGCCACCGAAGTCTAATATCGTTTCATTTTTGTAATCAACAAACTGAGTAAATATTTTAAATGTGTTAACTCGTTTGAATATATCATATTGATTCATTTACCATAAAACCCCTGGTTGGAGATCTTTCCATTTCATATCAGGGAATGCACTTGAATACTTTCTTTCAAGAAATAATAATACAAGATAAAGATCGCTCACAAACGGCATAAAATAAAACACATATCTTTCAACAATATTACATCTATTTATAGCACCACCAATACATCCTAATGGATTAGCAATTCTTTCTTTCTCGAGTACGTATGCTTTTATCACAAAACTAATTAATATCAAATATGTCATGTTCTTTACCTTCAATGCAATCTAAAACTTCTTCGTATGAAATGTCGTTTGCAGTAAGTCTAAATAAAACTCTAGTGTCTTCAGTTTTTACAGAGTGATATTGCGTTACATCAAGTAATGCGCATTTGTAGTTTATATATATGTCGTCATCAAAACATATTGGGCCTGAACCTTCTAATACAATATTAAGTGCGATAGTAGCGCCAACATCTTTATGTTTATTTAAATCTGATCCCGCTGCTTGTCTATAATATCTTGGCTTTACTTCTGCAGCAATCATATATGATAAGTTTTTTGCTATCTTATGCGCTAATACACAATCTTCGGCATCTGCTAAACGAATCACTTCCATTTCATCAAGAGATCTTGTTATAACTCCATTTGATGCAGTATATATTTTTGCCTTATGGACATTATCATAAAACTCTTTAATTAATTTTTCAACAACATATTCAGAAACTGGTAGATGGGTTAAGTACTTATTCATGGCAATATATCTACAACAAAATGAATACGTTCTATATCACTCGCATTTAGCGCAGTATGGTAACCTTTGTTAGTATGCGCAAAAGTCCATTGTTCTAATGGAAGATGATATGATTCGTCTTCAATAATCATTAAACAACCATCTGCAGTTTGCAATGGATAATGAACTCTTGGAATTGGATCTATATGCCAATTCATGCAAGTACGAGGAGCTGATTTAAGAAGTCGTGCTCTTCCTACATTAAATTTTGTTTTAAGCGTGTTAAAGATATTATCAAAACCAGTATCAACAAAGACATCACATAGTTCCCAATCATAAACACTACTTGGCTTCATTGGAATGCGGATATCACCCTCAGGAGTGTGTCGAATAAAGAAATCGCTATTACCCTTATCGGCAAAATAACCAGCACCAAAATTTACGTCATGTGTATAACCCGGCGCGGCGTTTAAACATATTTGTGCTGAGCTTAAAGGATGCGATGGTTGCAACCATGTAACTTCTTCAGAAGCTTCTAGCATATTTAATTCATCTAACAATCCGTGAAATCGTGGTAATAGTATTTTTTCAAAATATTTCATAATTCTAAAAATCTTTCTACTTTATCATAATAATTTTTTTGCATATAGGCGTGAGCACGCTCTTTAATTGCTGGATCTATAAACAATTCTGTGAACGTCATTTTTCTAAGCTCTTCAAATTCAAAGCCTAAACATTGATAAAACATAAGGAAGAACGTTGCAACCTTAATATCATCAATAAAGTTTTCTTGTAGGTTCTTTACGTATTCAACCGCTTCTTTACTAGACCAATCATCGCTGATCCATTGGTTTGTTGCAGTATCAACTTGATATCCAAACTGTTCGGCATTACGAGACAACTCAGACGCCGTGCCAAGTTCAAGCGGGCTAAAGGAATACGAATCAAACAAATGGTTGTGAGCAAATAAGTCCTGAGTCCATTCGTTCATTGTATCTTCGTTATCGTGCGGAAGACCTGCAATAAAACTACCGTATACGCTTAGTGAATCGTTAAAGGCTTCTTTGCTTGCCGCAATTGTTTCAAAGATCTTTTCTTTAGGACAGCTTTTACCAATTCCTTTTGCCGCTTCATAGTTCAAGGATTCAATACCAAGGAACCATGCACAACAATTAATTCTTCTTAATAAATCAATTTGCTCAGGAAAGCGAGCAATTAAATCAATACGTATGAATGCCGAGAACTGTAATTGTTCAGGTAATGCCAATTCGTCAATAGCATCAGCAATCGCTTGAAGTTTAACTGTTTGCTCATTAAACGTATCATCAATAATAACATATTTCGTTGTACCGTATAGATCGTAATTTTGTTTGAGTTCGTGCTTTATCCGTTCCTTTTCTCGTAAGAACGAGTCGTCGCCTTTACGTTTACCAATCAAAGGATAGGCGCAAAACTTGCACTTAAATATACAACCGCGTCCGAACTCAATTCCCATTGCATCTTGCGGATTCCAAAAATCCTCGGGAACATAATTGATATATGAGTTACGGAAGTCGAACTGATTACCCTTTTGGTCAAAGTCAATTACTTTACATTGAGATCCATACGCAATATTATAGTTTAATTTTGTATCGTTTACAAGATGGTTGGTAATATGCTCCGCCATTGCTTCACCCATACCAACGACATAATAATCAATACATTCTTGAACTTGTGGTCTACGACGAGTATCCATCATACCACCGTATACTGTTTTAGCACCTTTTGAACGAATATGATCTGTCATAGATTTAATATCTTCATCCTGAGTTGGCCAGTGCCATAGAATATTCATTCGAGCACCGTCGCGTGTATGACGTTTGGTATAGACGTCATCTGACCTTCTCATAAACAGAGTTGAACTAAACCCAACCCATAAAGTATTTGGTCCCATCAATTTATCAAGGACTTCGTTTATCATACCTTTTTTGATCCAATGAGTAAAGTTGTTTAGTACAAACACACTGTATCCAAGGTTTCTCATATGAGACGCAATCTTATAACCGCCAACAGCACGTGCTACATTAAACACGGGATCGCTACCTTCGGTCATAATTATAATATCGTATGTTTTCATTTTAACCTTTTCTTGGATTACTAAAATCTACAGGAGTGCCGGCGCGGCCAGTATACCAAAGGCATCCAAAATAGTCAACAACAACTTGATCCTTTGTATTGAACCAATCCTCATACACACAAGAATCACCTTTTACCCAAAGACAATTGTTTTCATCTACTTTCCATTCGCAATGGAATATATTTCCAAGAATAGTAGAATTTGAAGGGCATTTTGTTTTTGCTGCAATTACATCGAACACACTTCGAAATTTGTGTAATATTGCATTTACTCCAATTTCAGTCATTCCCCAAATAGTAATTACAGTAGCTCCACGTTCTACAAACGCTTCAATTATATCCCACGTAACTGGTTCAGATCCAACTAAAAATACTTTATCTTTTAAATTAAGATCTTTAAAACCTTTTGTTTTCATCACAGCTAACGCTTGCTTTGGTGTTAAGTGCGTATGTGTATATTTATGGGCTATCTGCACATAGCGATATGGATTAAATTTTTCAAGGTCAATAGTTGCTCCGACCATTAAGCCTGGAATTGTTTGAGCAAACAACGCACCTGCTCTTTGTGGATTCAAACAAGTATAGATTACTGAATCGCCAGTAATACCTTGTGTCTCAATAGCAGCGTGAGAATTTGATATTGATTTATACGGAGGTTGAAATATTTCCTTTGGTTCTCCAGATGAACCGCTTGTTTTAATTATAATGCCTTTCTCAGCAGCATCACGGAAATAATCCTCATCATAATTATCGTACCAAGTTCTTAGCGGCATGTATCACCCAAAGTAATTAAAACCAAACTCACGGTCTACGTATCGTAATACGTGATGTCCCATAAATCTTTCGGTTATTGTTTTAAACATCTGATCTTCCTGATCTGCTACATATCTTTGCAATACGTCGGTTTCTTTTAAATTATTTGAGGCTCGGTCTTTTGCCCAATCCCAAAACGCATTTTCGTAAATAGAACCGCCGTGATAAATTAAGTTAATAAGATCTTCAACTGCGCGGTAATTTAATATGCACAACTCGTTTGCTTCATCTTCATTAATTTCGCCTCTAATGTAATCCGACAAAATCTGAGTATTTTTAACAGCCATATAAAGTGAGTTAGCACTCATAGGCTCGAAGAATACCGCACGATTACCATTCTTGAGCATACGCCCATTGACTGTCTTTTTACAATAATATGGTTTGATTGGAAATGTTCTGAAGTCCTCAATATCATCCTCGGTTGCATTCGTAATACGAATAAGCTCTTCAATTGCCATTTGCTTATCGGCAAAATTGTTGTTATACAGTAATCCGTGCGAGGTGCGATGCTGTAACGGAATCACAAACATCCACCCATATTTATGAGCAACGTGTCTTGTAAATCCAAAATCAGATGGCTCAGGATCGTCGTATACTAACGCAGAGTTCAGAATTAAATTGCATTCTTTATAATCAGTAAAGTCTTCAGGTCTGCCACGGCAATCAATCACATAGTCAAAAACATTTAGTTCTTTATTGATTGTAAGTGCTACTCCAGAATGATCCCACATAGGTTGCTCACCAACTGTACCTTCCAATAAAGTATAGTTTGGATATAATTTTTTTAATCTATCCAATCCCATTTTTGCAAAGTCACGAGCATCAAAATGAACGGCATGATAACCAGTTTGAAATGGAAAGATAATGTCCTTTTCACGCCAATCAATATAGTGTGTACCATATTTTGTTGTGCTATTTAATTCCTCAGCCTCTGTGGCAAATATAAAGTCAAACGCTTGCCCAATCGCAAAAGTTACTTCTGACGTTGTGCTTTCTCCTACTCCAAGAATTGGAATGGTTGGATCAAAAACGTGGGTCATTTCAATATCAATCCCACGGTTTTTGAAATCTTTAAGAATACAGCCTGTTGTTAGTATGCCTGCGCTTCCTGCTCCTAGTACTGCAATCTTCATTCTTCACCTCTTACTTCAAGATATCTTTCTTTATTTAATTTCCATATATTTTGGTTAACGCCAAATACTTCTTCATTACTTATATGCTCAACAAGACCATTCTTTTCGAGTATATAGTATAACTTATTTAATCTTAACATGCTTCCGCTTGCATCATTATCAGTATTGGTCGTGATATAAATTGGTTCTCCATTAACTAAATCAATAGCTATTGGAAGATGGTAATAAAACATCCAACAATTCATATGATTACGAGTTAATCCACCAGGTCTTGAATATAGCTGTGCACCACGATATAAAGCTCTATAACCATCTTTAAATTCGTGTAAACCACTTATGCCAACAATTTTATCGT